TTTGGAGGTAACACAATGAAGGTTTTAACTAAGCACGTTCTTTTCGAGGATCAGGAGTTTGTTCTCGTCGAAAACTATCACGAGGGCAAAAAATACTGGGGGACTATTCCTTATAAAGAGCTTGATCGAGAAGGGCGGATGCGTCGAGAATTAAACGGAATCGAGATGCGGATTTCTTTCGTTAGCGCTGCTGACGCTCTAAATAATCGGCGGATCGACGTTGCGCTCTCTCGTCTTGTTGAGCATTTCAAAAGTCATGGTATGGATATATACGAGGCGCTGGCCGCCGTTGTTGAAACAGAAGAATATAAGCAGCTTTACGCATAATTAAAAGCCTGACCTACCGGGCATAAACGGGGAGAAAGGAAGCAATATGATAGTTAAATTTATTGATGTGGGACGGAACAAAAGAACTTGGGAAGCAACCTGCCCGGCAAGCAATTTTAATGATATTGAGTATGGTTGGCTTTATTCGCAAGTAAAGAAGCGTGCTTTTATTATGTCGGAGGAAATCGAGTTTATTATGCTAAAAGGTAGCGCAACCGAAGGATTTATAACAGCAGGGTTTCATACTATCGGCAAGTTTGAAATAAGGAAGGGGAATTAAATATGTATAGAAAATACGATGATCCTATCGAATTAGAGATAAAGATCGCAAAGGCCACGGACGCGCTGGATCAGGCGCTCCGGCGCGGTGACGAGGTGACGGCGGCCTGCCTCGATCAGGAGATAACAGCCTTAAAAAAGCGTCTGGATCGCGCGTATGACATTAGAGAAGCGGAGGTATGGGAATGAGTGAAACCGGCTGGAAACTGACAATTTGCGGCTTGCTTTACTTGGCCGCCCTTGTTCTGGAGGGGGTGATCTTTTGGGGAGTGTGATTAAGGAACTCCGGGAAAAGTACGGGTTGACCCGGACGCAATTCTGCGCCGCGTTTTCCATCCCCTACCGGACTGTGCAGGCTTGGGAGCTGGGCCTGCGCTCCTGCCCCGTTTATGTGGTGCATATGATAGAGATGCTCCTTTACTTATCCGACCGCACCGGCGGTCTGGAGGCCTTCCGGAGTGGAGATGAGGGAAAGGATGGATAATTTAACAAGTTGTCGTTTTGCTTATAGCGACAAAAAATTTATTGTTAGATTTGGCGCTCGTGGAGGAGGTCGTTTGAATTTTTATTGTGCTATTTATGGGACAGATAAAATCCTCGCCGAGCTTATCCGGATAAAATTAAAATATCCTTATTGGCAGGAGGCCGACCATTATATAAACCGGGTCGTTAAGATCCGGAGTAACTATGGGTTTTAGGTTGGCATAATCTACCGGTTTACAGCAGGCCCGGCCGCGTCGTAGAATAAAGATGCAACATATATCTATCACATTGTCTGAAAACTAAATAGTGTGAATCATCGGGTTTCGAGAGCTGACCACGGCATAAGAAAAAGGCATCAGGATTTTTCCTGATGCCTTTTTCTGTTTGTCTTAGTATACGAGCATAAATAGCTCTGCGATCCGGGGATCGTTTATAATCTCCTGCTCGATATTCCGGATGGTCTCGCGGAACTTTAGGACGAGATCCTGCGCGGAAACTACACCAAAGTTACCCTTTGTCGTTTCGAGCGTGGTCTCCTTCTCCGTCGAGCTGCCGTGTACTGTATCGGATCGGGTCGTGGTGCCTTTGGCCGTGGTGTTGCCGTTGCTGCTGCTCGTGCCGGTCGCGTTGCTCTTATCCTTGCCCCAGTTGGCCTCGTCCGCGTGATCTACTGTGTCGATGCCATCTGCCGGGATGGAGAGGCGGCCCTGCGGCTCGGTGGATTTGACTTGCTTGGAGTTGCTTTCCACATTGTTTCCGGTTGTCGTTGTATCGGTGGCCGTGGTGGTGGTGTCCTGCGTGTCCGTGCCGGAGCTGCCGCCCTCGTTGCTGCCGGTCTGGTTTCTGTCAATGGTGCGCTTATAGTCCACGTTCCAAATGACATTAAAATCCTGATCGGCAGAAAGGAAAAGCAAGTTGTATTTCGGCATAATCTCGACCATTGCCGTTTCCAGCTCGTCGAGGAACCGGCCCACAGTCTCGAAGCCGATCTCCCGATACTTATAGTATCGGAGGATCTTCTCGTTTAACTCCTGCCGGGTTGGGATATATGCCGGGATAAACTCCTCCGCGCTGCGCTTAATATATAGGGGATATGTAGAAAGCGCCTGCTCCAGCTTTCGGCGGCCCTCCGGGTCTTCCATAATGGTTTTTAGGACTACTGTATACTTTGCCTTAATCATTCGCCGTCGCCCTCCTCTGCGCCCGTCTGCGCCTCCTGCTCGGCTTTCTCCGGCCTCCTAATAGTAACAGTCACCTTGCTATTACAAAGCGCGGAGATAGCCTCTGCGGCCGCCTGCCGGGCCTTTAGCATAACATCCGCGGAAAACTCGATCTGCTCGTTATTTGCCTGCACCTCATCATCGACGAGGCGCTCGCGCTTATCCAGATTAGCGTTATTTATTCCGAGGAATGTCATACACTCATTCCAGATTTTATTCTTCTCGATCGTCAGCTTATCAAACACGACCGGCGCGGCGGTGTTTAGCGTTTTTAGATCGATTCCGTCGAGCTGCTTATCTCCGAAGATCAGCGGCTCGTTGCCCATCCATTGACGCATTACTGTTTTTAAGGATAGCTTTTGCTTTTCCGAGCCGGTGATAATAACGGGGGTTTTCTGCGCGATAATGTTAATGTCACTTGTGCGCTGGATCTCTGCCAGTCTGGCAGCATAGAGAAGGATCGTATCGTCCGTCGGTACGCGGTCGTCGTTGTTACAGATCAGTACGCAATTCTTGCGCGGATCGTACTCCTTCACCTCTTTCGGGGTGTAGTTTGTGGCGACCGGTGTAATTTTGGTCGGCTCGTCGTTGAAATTAAGGCCGCCTGACAACGCGCAGCGCGTAACCATCCATCCCAGCTCCTCGTCGTGGAAAAACATACAAAAGCCATCCTCATAGAGGTAGCGCTCTATATGCTTCGTGTCTATGCCATTCGGTAGGCCCTCCCACTCAAAGACCGCACGGGCCAGAAGGGAAAGCCGCGTCCGGTAGTCGCAGAATGTTCTCTGTGTAATCATTTTTTGAAATTCTGCAATATTGATTTCTCTCATTGTTTCGCCTCCTTAAACGATGCCATTCGCGGCCGAGTAGTCCCGGAAAGATGCATTTTGTCTCCAGAAGGTAATCCCCCGGTTGTAACAGTCCTTTATCGTCTGGAGATCGTCCTGAGGGATCGCGCCGGTTATATTTGCATCGATCGTTTTTGTGTACCACCAGTTTTGCCGGTGGGCCTTTTCGGGAACTTTTACGCGCTGGCACTTATAGCCGTACATATCGAAAAACTCGTCGAGCTTTTTTGCGTGTTCCGTCCGGATCGTCATAACGTGGAGATCAAACTCATTCTTTCCCATCGCCGTTATTACATCGCCAGCGTTAAGGTTGCCCTTAACGGACGGAGGGGCGAAAGACTGCTGGTGGATCTGTCCGAGCGTCCCGGCGATTGATCCGACACCGGACGCGATAGATCCTGCGCCGACAGCAGCGCCCACTCCTCCGGTTCCGACGGCCATAGCCACACCGCCGACGACCTGACCGACACCGGAAACCACTTGCAGCGCCAGATTGACGCTATTCTGTGTCAGCCAGTTTGTATAAGCATCGCTCGTCCAGTTAAGGATCGGGAACTTGCCCATCGTTAAGCCTTCCTCAAAGTTAGCGCCGTCTCCGTTGTAGCTTTGCGGATAAAGGCGGCCGGAGCAGCCGGGAGTTAAGCAGGTCTCGATCATAAAGGACGGCTCGATCAGGGAGCGTTGCCTCTCGCCCGTGCCTGCGTGTTCTGTGTAGAAAAGCTCGAACTTATAAACGGCAGACGCTCCGGCATTGTTTGTCGCCAGCAGATACCGATACGGGTAGCACATCAGCTTTTTATTGCGCGGCACATAGAAGTTATCTAAATAGTCGGTAGAGAACTCCTGCACCAGCTCCACGTCACCGGTGCGGCCCACTCTGTTTATAACGATTCGGTGTGGGTCCCACGTCTCCGGAATAGGCTGTGCCCAGTTTATAATCCCTTCCGTCGTCGCCAGCACAGCCGGAGCAAGGAACATAGATACGATTGACTCACCTATGCCGTCCGCGTCGTACTTCGACAAGAACTCCTGCAGCTTATATCCGGTCTTTGCTTGGAACGCATAGTATCGCAGGCCGGAGTATATGCCGTTATAAAAATAGCCGGATTCCAGCTCGCCCTCCGGGCTTTTTGAAACGGCGACTACGATCATCAGATCGTCTCCCGTGGATAGCGAGTACCGATTATTGACGATGTACTCGCCCGTCTCCAGCCCTTCGTCGATAGTGTGGTCGCCGATCTCGTCCGTCTTTGCGTGTTCGCGCTCCACAAAGGACGGCTTTATCGATATATCAAACATCCACGTTTGGATGCAATCCGTCCGGATTTTAACCTCCGTCGTGCTGCTGTTTTTATACTCCATATCGGTTATAAAAGCATAAAACCATTTTCCTGAGTACGACGGGTTTTGATACATAACATAGTTACACCCGGCCGCCAGCAGATCGTCTATATGCTCCGGTATTCTTATAGAGTTGTCGTGCCTCTGGAATGAAAAGGTTGTGTACTCCTTCTTTGCCTTGCCTGCAAAATATGTTTGCTGGGCGCTGGCCGAGGCAAAATACAGCGTGTGCGCGTAGTCCTTTTCGAGTGGTACGCTTAAAAGATAAACTTTCGTTATCTCGCTCATTTTTTCCTCCTCGCTCCCTCCAGTAGCTTTTTCCGGGCTTTTTCTACCTCTGGATGCCAGCCACAACGGGAGCAGTCCTTTTGATTAGCGCAGACCACCGCCCCGTTATAGGGGCAGGGTCGCGCCTTCTCCACGGGTTTATTAAACGGCTCTTGCATAGATGGCAAAAGAGACGGAGCGCTGGCCCGTGGACGTGTTGCTGATACTGATTTTACCGCCGGTCGCGGTGCGCTCGGTCAGGGAGTAGGCCAGACCGCGCTCTGCGCCGGCAGCGCCGCGCAGCGTAACATTTACGCATTGCGGTATAGCCGGGAACGGCTTAGGATATGTAAATTCTATCTCGGTCGAGCCATCGGCCGGGACTGTAACCGTGGACGTGTTAAGGGTCTGCTCCGATCCAGCCGGAGAAACGGCGAAGAAGTCGAAGCCGGTCGCGCTGCCGATCTTCTCGATATTCTTCTGGATCTGGATATTTCCATAAATCGCAGGGTTAGCCGCGCCGAAGAAAATAATATGCTCGTAATCACCGGAGAGGAAGATCGCGCCGCCGTTCACAGTCAGGCGGCCGCCGCCCAGCGCATAAACGATATTTGCGTCGCCGTTTGCGTTGGCCGGTTTGTAGGTCGCGTAATTACAGCCGGTTAAGAAAATACTGCAATAGTCAGTCAGCCGGATAGAATTACCGCCCGTTTCAAAATAGCAGGAATTAAACGCGGTATTGATGCAGGAGGTTAGCTGGATTCCACGGCCGGACGTGCTGCGGAACTCCACATTGTTAAAGACATTCCCCACCGCGCCGTAGCCGCCGGAGACGGCGAGCTTCATCGCGTAGGTGTCGCCCTGCAAAAATCCGTTATTAAACCGGTTGTTGTTCATATACTCGGAGCTATTGGCATCGATTCCGATCTGGCAGCCGCGAGTATAAAGATTATTAAACTCGCAGAACATACAGCCCACGGCGGCAGGGTCGCCGATCTTAAAGCCGGTCGAGCAGTTAAGCGCATAAAGGCGCTCGAACTTGGAGTTGATCGCATAAACGATCTCGAATCCCACGGCCGCGCCCTCCACGAGAATATCGGAAACATTAAACATAATATCACCGGAGGAGGTGCTGCCCTGCTTAATCGCGGTAAAGTCCGCGCTCATACACTTAATAACTGTACCAGCGCCGGAGAAGATATTACCGGGGTCGCCGATCAGGGAGCAGCCATTGAGGGAGATCGGCTCGGAAAGTAAATATACACCCTTCGGCATATACACCGCCCGGCCCTTCTCGTTTGCATCGTTAATAGCGCGCTGAATCGCCGCCGTGTCGTCTGTGAAGCCGTTACCGACTGCGCCGTACTCCTTAACATTCAATAGGCCGTTTGTCTTGTTTACCACGACCGACAGATCATTAAGTACCGCGTCCGTGATGATCCCGGAAAGCTCGCCCTTTTCGTCCAGATAGCGAAGGTACGATGTCATTTCCTTTTGAATCGCACCGCCGAACTTCCGGTCGAGCTGCGAGATCGCGGTCTCCTGCCGGAGCAGGAGCTTAAGAAATTCTTGTTTATTGGTCTTGATTAGCTTCTCCAGCCGTTCAAGCTCTGCGTTGTCATAAACACAGCCCATTTTTCTATCCTCCTTTTATTTTGTCAGTATGCAGGCCCACGTCTTGCCGCAGGCCGTGCCGGTTATAGGTAACTTGTTTTTACTCTGGAATGTCCGGAGCGCCTCGAAAGTTTTCGCGCCGAAAATGCCGTCCGCGCCGGAGCTGCCGAGGTCGTAACCATTCCAGATCAGGAGGTGCTGGAGCGATTCCACCGCCGCGCCCTCGTCTCCCACGGTCAGCACGGGCAGCGATACCTCCACAGATTCCACAGCTTTTTCCACAGCGCCGCCGAAGGTGTCGCGCTTGGCTTGCTTCTGGCCGTACCAAAAAGACTTTTTCTTTCTGGTGTCGATATGGACAAAATAGCCGTCCGCGTCTGTCTCATATAAGCCGATACCGAGTACACCGATAGACTCCGCGTATTTGGCAACGGCGGCCGGTGTGGTATTCTTTACCTTAATATCGGCGGCTTGTCCTTTCGTGTGATATGATCCGGAGTCGCCCCCTACCTTCTTGTTATGCTCCGCGCAGCGATACGCGGAGTTGATCGTCACCGGCTGGCCGAAGTGGTCGCGGATCTTCTGGAGGATGTCCACAAGCTTTTTATCGATCAGGCCGGTAGAGCAGCAGCTCGCGCCCTTGCACATAAACTCCGAGGAATTAAAGTTTTTAGAAAGGCTCTTTGTGTGGCCCTTCACATACTTAATTATGCACATAAATATGGCCTCCTTAATGATAGGCAATGATTAAGCGGATTTTCATTGGCTGTTGTAATGGATGGTGGCATTCAAGAGATACTCGTTTTTGTAATCCTCAATGTCGATTGCATTCCATTGTTCCTCTGTACCACAGTAATAAACATCTTTTAGTGCGGTACAACCATCGAAAGCGAACATATCAATAACTTCCACACCCGTGCCGATGGTAACGCTGGTTAGGCTGGTGCAATCACCGAATGCGTACACCTCAACATTCCAAACGCTATTGGGAATAACCATCTCTTGAAGGTTTGAGCAACCACGGAATGCCGAAGTGCCGAGATACTCCACACCATCGGGGATATATACACTTGTCAGCCTTTTACAGTTGTTAAATACACCAGAGGTTATGCCATTAACCGAATCGTCAATTACAAACTTTGTGCCAGTAGCAAGTTCGTTATTATCTAATATTCGAGTAAGCCTACCAATAGTGTCTGCACCGACACCGAGCATAGGAATGTCTTCCCATAAATTTTCAGCCATTCCGTAGGTATATACCAACTCATTCCACGAAGCCACAAGGTTGTCGTTCGCATCATAAAGACCGCCAGTATGTTCAACAATTGGCACTCCGTTTGCCAGTTTCTTAAATACCCTTGTACCACTCGAAGCCACAGTATCACCGATATTTAGCTTAGTGAATATTTTCGCCATAGTGTCACCGCCTTAAAACGGAGTAATGGAAAGCACATTTTTGATTTTTTCGTTCTCTGCTCCGACAGGAATACCATTGAAGTCCGCAATGCTCGCGCCATCCGCACGAAGGCTGTGGAGTACGCAAGTAAGAGAGGCGCTGCCAATGCTGTCAGTATAACCCCAACCGTTATAAGAAGACCGGTCAACAGTAAACTTTGAATCGTAAAGAGTCGCACCCACACCAAGTTGCAAGTTGACAATGCACTCTATCGAATACGATTCATCGTTTCCTTTTATAGCAACGATAAATTGACCATATATTCCGTTTTCGGTATTTACATAAATTCCACACAAGGGCATTTCGGAAAGCGGAGTTTGCACATAAGTCAACTGCGATAATAGGGCATTGGTTTCCTCAACAGGTAATTCCGTGTTGAAATATATCCTGTCTACGTGCTGACCTACGGGAATAGCCGTGCCTTCTCTTTTTCCACCGCCACCGCCAAACAGCGCGTTATTGATTGCCATTTCTGTTATTTTAGGAATGCCCATTATATCAACCTCCGAAAAATACCCAGTTTCCCTCCGTATTTACGACCTGCACCTTTTTACTTGCGAGGCAGGTCGCGGTGCTGCCCGTTCCGGCCGTGCCGGTCGGGAGCTTGGCAAAGTCTGCGTCGGTATCAACAACATAATGTTCGATCCGGCTTTTCTGACATTTGCAATATTCGACTTCGAGTAATTTAATACCGGGAATCATAGCTTATCCTCCTTTTTATTCTTCGCACATTCTATATAGAGTGCCGGTTTCGTATTTTTCCGTTGTCGCGCCTGCATACTCATAGACCGCACCGATCGGGGCGCTTGCAAGCAAAGCCTCCATTTCTTCCGCGCTCGTGACTGCTGCCGGGACGGGGTTGTCTGCTCTGGCCGGAACATTAACAATAACCTTGCTAAAGCCGTCGTACCCCTCGTCCGGGGTGTACTCGCCGTTGGCGGTGATCGCCTTCTCCTGCATCTTCGGCGGCTCTGGCAGAACGGGATCGTCGGGCGGGTCTGCGTAATCGTCCGGCTTTGTCCGGCGCTGGACGTGGAACTTTTGCGACCGGGTCGTGGTCGCCTGCCCTTCGCACTTTATTACAGTAAAGACATTGATCGCCTTGTCGGTCTGTAATAGGACATCCGGAACATTCGCCAGCCGCATGCCGCCCTCCTCGTATATATCCGCATCCAGCGTGCAGTCCAGCGTCCCGTTGCAAAAATTGACCTCGGAGACGCGCGGATCGTCGACGATCAGGCGCTGGCCTCTATCCCATTGATAGAAATAGTCGCGGCCGTCATAGATTTTTAACATAGGCCACCTCCAGATCAGGCGCTGCCGCCGGTGATTTCTGCCTTAAAGTCGGAAAGTAGCTTTTCGATGCTACACCGATAATCAAAATAGAGCTTCGCGAGGTTTTCCTCGTAGTCCTTGCGCTTCTGCTCCTCGGCTTTTGTAAACTCGGCAAGTTGCTTGTTTACCTCGTCCACCCACTTGTTATGCTCGTCGATCAGGGCCTTCATTGCCCCGTACATTCTCGCGTTCATTTCAATAGGTGTCAGGCTCTCCGTGTCCAGCGCGGAGGGCAGCGCAAAAGGAAATGTCCATTTTGGGAGTTGCTGCATATTATAACCTCCTTTTTGTTATGAAAAATGGGGCAGGGGGTTTTCCCCTGCCCCCGGATATTAAGCAGACTGTTTCTGCTTGAACGCGACAGCGTTCGCGAAGGGATTCAAGCCGATCGTCTCCCAGTGGTGCAGCCAGTAGTTTGTCACGAGGTTGGAGCCGTTGGCGAAGGTAGTAACCTTGTACAGATCATCCATAAACTCGAACATACTCTCATCGCAAAGGACGCACAGCACATCCTGATCGTCGAAAGTATCAATACCGAGCTTGCGCTGGGTGAAGTTGGTCTTGTCCATATTGAAGGCTTTCGCAAGAACCTCGATGTCGGTATTTACATCCACATCCTCGCGGATCAGGAGGAACTGCTTGTCAGTAGGACACCAAGTTACAACGGGGGTCTTTGTGCCTGCTTCGATCTCCGCCGCGTTCTGGACATTGTAACCGGCATACTCTGCGCTCTCATACTTGAAGTAACGGGAAACGGTCTGCACTCCCTTAATAAGCTCCGCAGGGCTTGCCGCGTAGTCGATCTCGATGACCTTCATTTTGCCCTCGCTGATCGCCTCGGAAACGGCCTTTCTCATCAGCAGATACTCGTCCATTTCGTCGCCGGAGTACATAGCGTTAAGCACGGACTGGTGGAACGCGCCGAACTCGGCCGGGGAAAGAAACGCGGTCTTGAGCTGCGCGTCGGAGATAGAAACGGGGTACTTGCTCTGACGGTTGCGCTTAAAGTATGCGCTCTTAACATCGGGCTTTGTGACGGTCAGCAGATCGGAAACATTCGCACCGTCGAACTCGACACCCTCGACGGGGTTAGTGTGTACGATCTCCTTAATGCCGCCGTAGGGCTTAGTGCCTTTCTTCAAGACGGCCCACGGGTTGCTATACTTCCGGTTGCTAACCTCTGTATAACAGATCTTGTATACGAAAGCATTCAAGAACTCGTTCTTTTCTGCTTCGTAATTCAGCAAGGCCGTGCCGATCTCGCTGAAGTTTTCCGCAGTCGCAACCGGGATGCGATCCTGATACTGGGCGCTCTGGTTGGCGCGGATGGTGTTTAGCATTACTACATAATCAGCCATTACTTTAACTCTCCTTTTTCGTTAAATAAATTTTTGTATTCTAATTTCTCGGCAGGCTCGTTGCCGGGAGATTTAGGGGGGTTCTTGTCGCCGACGCGGAGGAATAGCTGCATATTCGCCTCGCGTAGCTTCTCGTTTGCTCCGAGTAGATTATCTCGCTCGGTCACTACTGCCGCGTGTGCGTCGTAGTCTGCCGTCAGGCCGTCCTGCAATGCGGCCAGCTTTACCCGGCGCTCCTCGTCACTTTCACAAGTGCCGATCTGCTGGAGCTGCTGTAAAATTTCGTCTTTTGTCATATCATTGCCTCCATACCTTTTTACCAAAAAGGACAAAGTTATATTTCTTCTTTCGTTTTGTTTGTGATCCTCCCGTGCCGGGTTGGTCGGGTGGGGTCGGGTCTTGCCCGGTTAGGTATGTATACCACTTTTCCGCGAGGCTCCCTCGGTACTCCCGGACGGATTGCGATTGATCTGCCGGGCGCTCATAGTTTAATAGGAACGCGACCGCCAGCGTCGCCGGAGCTGCGGTGCTTTTGGTAAACTCCGAAAAGCTCATATTGTGCGCCGAGGTTGCGATCCATTGCAGGCCGTTCTCTACCTCGTATATAATCCGGGCCAGCGCGTTGTCCATCTCGGAGGGGTCGCTCCGGTTGTTCTCCTCGCACCATCCAGTATATTTTGTCGATGGTGTCCATTGAACGAGGCCGTATCCGAGGGATATATCGCCGACGCTCTCGGTCTGCCATCGGCCGGGGTTTATGGTGCTTTCTGCCTCCATATTGCCGAGGATCGCGGCGATGCTTTCCTGCGTCCATCCGGCAATGGTCAAACCTAAGTATATATACCGCGCGTTCGTCTGCATCTGCTCCGCGTTAAGCGGTGCGGATTCGTTGAAATACGAGCCGTAATAATTGCCGTATGTGCCGGATCTTAAATTACTCATTTCTTTCCTTCCTCCTTCGTCTGGAGGATGTCGAGCGCCTTCATAATCTGCGCCGGGATAGGAATACCCATAAGGGACGCGTTCTCGACGATAGAAAGCAGCTCGTTAGTCATAAACGCGATGCACACGGCATCCCGTACATAGGACGCGCCGATCTGCCGGTCGAGTAGGTTCCCGACACCGACGAGGGCGAGGATCATAACCTTTTTACATAGGCCCTTAAAGCTCGCCTTTGAATCGAGGCCGCCGGATTGCGATTTTTTGCTCTTGTGAAAGACGGCAGCCACGACCCAGCCGGAGATAAAGTCGATAGCCATAAACACAACGAGCGTCTGTAACGCGAGATCCCAGCCTCCCAGCGCTCCGGCGATCACGCTACCGATCGCGCCGGTTGCCGCTAAAATGCCTTGCTTCATTTTCTCACCTCCCCACAAAGAAAATAACCGTGCAGGAATGTTATATTGAAATAACATTTTTACACGGTTATTATACAAAGAATATCCAGAAAATTCAAGTATTTATACAAAATTTTTATAGGGATAAAGTCATCTGTATTACTTCGTAAGTAATGTTTTTTATGTTCATTGTCTCGAAGTATACAAAGCCGAGCTTGTAGTTTTCCACGAATACACGGAACGGATTATTTTTGCTCCGGGATTTTATTAGCATAGTATTAGGCTGGTGATCTTTTAGCGTCAGGGTGTAGACTGTCAGGAAAGACGGGTCTATATCTTCCGATACCCACAGCCGCCCCATATTGAAATCGGCCCATACTCCATATTTACGCTCTTTGTATATAAAGGTGAAATAATACCGGGCCTTCGGCGACTTCTTCTCGATAAAGGTATCGCTATCCAGTAGGAACTTATTCTCGATAGAATAATCCGCGTATCTCGTGCCGGTGACGAGCTGCCCGAACTCGGTGTTGCGTTTTGCGTCGATAAATGCCTCGTTCCGGACATCCTCTACGATGATCGGCCGGGTCGGGTGTCTCCAGATCCATTTCCCCTGCTTGTCCTGCTTCGTCGGCATCCGGAGATCCCAAAACATAAAATACGGGTTTGTGACGGTCAGGGCATTAGCCAGCATAAACAGAACGACGCGCGGATGATCCGTGCCGGGCCGGGCGATCGTCTCGTAAAGGTTAAGCAGCTTTATAGGCTCGTCCGGGAGATACATCTGGTTTCCCTTGTCGATCAGGAACTCGTCAAAAATAAGAGTCGTTATTTTCGGGTAGGATATAGACTTTTTGTTGGCAGCCGTCGACAGCTCGAAGCCGTACCCGGCAACGTCGTTTTCAGTCCATTTCTCCTCTGGATCAGCAGGCCGCAGCCTGATATAAAACTTTTTAGCCTTTACCCGGAATTGAAAGTCCGGGTATTTGGCCTCTATGTCCTTAAAGTACTGCTCCATAGGGTCTTTGAGATCGTCCTTGTATCGCCGGATATAGCCGAACTGCTCGCCACGCTTTATAAAGTTATCAATGCCGCGCTTTTTCGCGCCGTAGGATTTACCGCCGCCCCGGTTGCCGACTATCACATTTATAAGGGAATTATATGTAAGGGTCTTTCCGAGATCCCAAAACATACTTGTATCAATTTCCGGCATTTTTAGTCCTCCTCTAAAAGCCCGGAGTCCGTTTTCTCGTCGTCCGTGCCGCAGCTCTGCGGATGATCGCAGTGGCCGGCCTGCCTGCTGGAGCAGGCGCACTCGCCGTTTTTATTAAGCAGGCACTCCGTAATATTACACTTTTCCATTCTTCCTCCTCGGCGGCCTCGGCAGCCGCGCCCATTGTATAACGCGGTATGTGTTCGCCTCATAGTCTACCCATTCTCCACAGTAGAACATAAGCGTCGTAGGCAGCGACGCGCCCTCTATTATAACGATATACTCCGGAGCGTTTCCCATCCGATAGGTGCGCTCGTCCGGAGACGGCGGCAGCTTGTCTGCCGTCTTGTGCCATCTTCCGATAAATAACATATTTCCTCCTTACGTTTCAATCCATCTTAACTCGGTCGGGCCGATCTGGCCCTTTTCCCATATCATCCAGCAGTAATCCATCGCGCCGTGCTTGTAACCTTCCGGCAGATTGTTTTTACTGCAAGCCCTGCGCCCGGAGAACACATACACCCGGTATGGAGGGAATTTGGAATATATTTCTTTATACCGGCGCTTTCCAGAAAGGTAATTGATCTTTAAGAAAAGCGCCAATTTTCCACCCATTTCAAGCGAGGCGAGGCCCTTCTGTATGAACTCGGTCGTGTACTTAAATGGGGGATTTGTGATAATGTCACCAAACCATTTATTTTCTGTATTGATAAAATCCAGCAGCTCGTCCTGATAGCCTCGGTCGATCAGGTCGGTAGACCATACATTATAGCCGTGCTGCTTTAATACTTCGGAAAGGTTGCCCTCGCCGCAGGCCGGCTCCCATATATTTTTATTAAACTGCTCCCTTTTGAGTAGGTCGTGCATCGCCCGTGGATCGGTTGCGTAAAAATCGTCCTTCTCTCTTACTGCCGTCCTGCTGATCCCGTTTTGCGCTAATATTCCCAAAATCAACACTCCTTTTGCAATATAAAGAAAATGGAGACAATAACAAGTTGAATGATAGGAACCACCCCACACCGCACCGGGCGGCTCTTCACCGTTGGCTCCCGGTAGCGGATCATCCATTAACTCGTTATTATCTCCGTATAATATTCTACTACCTTTTAATGGTAAAGTCAATACTTCGTAGGATAACTCCGCCCTTGACGCGCTGCGGCAGCTTCTTTCCTTTGTAGGTCGCGCCGATCTTAAAGTTACGGAAATTAACCTGATCGTAGCACTCGGAAGGCATACCGGCCACGGTGATTTTTAACTTGTATTCCGGGTCTGTGTTGTACACGTCCTCCGTCGATTCTTCAATATAGCATTTCTGGCGCAGGAACTTTCCACGCTTGAACTTGCTCTCGAATTTCCACGCGCCCAGCTTGCTATTGTCGATATCCAGCCAGTCCGGGAGCGAGTAGTCCTCGGATACGCAATGCAGGGAGTCCGTGTCGCAGTAGCACGGCCTGATCGCGCTCCGGCCTGATCTGTAATCATCCTCGGCCCTTTGTAGCGCCGTGATCATCCTATACCGCGCGTAGCTTGTTATAAACGATGCCATAGGCACATATACTCCGTCTTTCTCCTCCGGTTGCCGGTCTTTGTATTTAACGACCCCGTCCTTATCCAGATACGGGCTTTTTGACCGGCGCGTCGTGGAGCTGCCGAATTTACCATATAGAGCATTAAGCATCAGCTTTGCGAGAAGATACAGCCCCCAGTTTCCGGCGGCCTTCGCCTCGGCCTTAATCGCGCTCCATTTGTTTATATAATCATCAAAGAAGCCACGCGCCGCCTTGAATTTCCACCCCGATATATATTCGAGGTTATATACATCGTAGTGATCGAGGAACAGCTCTAAATCGACGCTATTCAGGCATAGGACGACATCCTCATCCTCCGAGCTTGTCAGGTACTCGTTACCGGCATAATATGCCGAGTGTTTAATCTGGATCGTTGGGATCTTCCCCGGCTTTAGCTCGAATTGACAGCGTATCATCTGCGTGTATAAGGGGTATAGATCGTCCGGCTCATATTTGCCATTGTAGAAAATCGGTGTACCGTGCGGCAGCTTCTCCTCCATCATAACCGAGGAAAAGAGGCCGTTTACATCGGCTACAACACCATTCCCGACGATCTTACCGGCTATTTCCGGCATTACATAGGTAAAGCCGCCCCGGTACGCTTGCCGGATGTCGCTATCTATCTCCGGCCGGAGTGTAGGGAACCAGCGTTTGAATTTTCTCTCGCCGATCAGCTTTTTATACTCGGCCATCGCACAGCTCGCTATTGTCATTTTGTCCATTCCCTGCTGTTGGAAGATCTCTATTGCATTCGCGACGATTTTAACATCGTTTATAATATAGTCCTTTTCTTCCTGCGTCAGGGGCGAGCCATAAGGGAGGTTGTCGTGGGCCGAGTAATCTATCTTTAACTTTTCTATCGGCATCCGGAAAGCCTTCGCTATATCATCGACACCCATCGACGGGAACAGCTTCGCGGAATCGAGGAAAGTAACCTTTTTTATGTTCTTTCCTCGCCGGTAGAAAATGACCTCTATCGCGTAATATAGGCCCTTGTCGCTAATCATTGTCTTGAAGGTCTTAGTCGCGCGATCGTCCGATTTTTCGACGTGTACAAAATCATTCTCGAAAAGATAGTTGATTAAAAATTGCGCGTCAAACTTTAGGTTATGAAAATATACACTCACGTTCTCCGGGCGCGTTTCGCACCAATGCATAAAGTCGTATATATCCGTGCCGATCCACAGATTATCTGTGTCGCCGACCTCGCATACTGCCCAAGCCCACACGTGGCAGTTTTCTTCATTTGTAGTTGTTTCAAAGTCAGCAACATAGGTTTCCATTTTTTAAGCCCCTTTATATTAAATCCCCGAACGGGTCTTGATATTCCGGTATTCCCTGACCATCCGCAGGCATCCACAAGGATTTTAATTGTTCAAGCGCGGCGATATACTCGTCGTTATCGTTCGGGTACATCGTCTCGAATTTTCCTTGATCTGAATCGAATTTTTTTCTAAATTCATCAATATCCATTCCCTCGATAGTTTTTACGATGTCCTCAACATCAAAGGAACTGAAATTGTCATAAAGCCCTTTTATGTAATTTTGCCGGGTTTGCTCATCTCGTGCAGACCAAAAGCCGGTTTTCGATTCTTTGAGAAGTTGCGCATACCTTTTCCTTAGATCGGCCCGGTTCATATAACGCGTAAAGCCTTTTATAGGGCTTAAAGATAATTGATCAGCTTTTCCCATCATAGGCGCGGCAGAATATCCTAATCCTTTGCCGCCTTGCGTCGCTTCTGTTTCCTGCAATTTTTTGAGGCGCTGCTTTCGCGTCCGGTTAATGACGGCCACGCGCCGGTTTATTTCTTCCTTTTGCCATTTTGTTATTTTTAGGTTATAATCATTGTCAGGAACATCGACCAGCTCCTCGGCTCCCTTTTGCGAAAAGCGCCGGAGGGCATTTAATTCTCGGTTTAGATCTTGACGGGTTTCGATCATATCCCGCATTTGCGCTGCGCTGACTTTTTCAGGCAGCGCGCTTTTTATGTCCGGGCTTTTCTTTGCCAGCCGGGACAGCTTCGCGTTGTAGTTTTTAACTACGCGCCGCAGCTCTTTCTCGTCAGCTTGCGACCATCTAATATTATATTTTCTCGACATACAAATTTATCCTCGCCCTTCAAAATTAGGAATCCTCTTTTTTCGATCATCGTGTATAGTTTGAGATCACATAGGAGATCGTTCTCGATCCGGAAGCCAAAGCGATTAGTCAACGACGCGCTGATCTTCTCCCGGTTCTCTAAAAATCGATTGTAAAAATTCATTTTGTATAGATCGCTGGAGAATACATAAACAAGCGTTGCGTCCTCATAGGGCACCTCCAGTCTATACGGCGAAATATTAAGATCGTAGGCTATGCCGTTTCTTGTTAAGCCCATTCTATTATCATTCCTTTCTAAAATTCTACTTCACAATAATGAAATTTCCGTGATAGGATAATGTCGTTTTTACATTTTAAGACGAATTGCGATAGTATCCCCCATCTTACACAAGTACAGCCGCCCGGAGCCGAACTTCCGCACAAGCCGCCAGTAATCCCCAGCAGATAGAAGACTAATACTGACACCCCAGCCCGCCTCCAATGCCTTAAAAATAGTAACCGTTCTATCCAGATCCATATAAACACCTCCATTCTACAAATCCAAATAGACATATAAATCATCTTTTTTGTCAAATATCCCCATTTCATTTATAGAGATACGAACATCGTCGCCATAAGTTGAAACAATAGCTTTTAGATCAAGTGTGCTGATATAATTTAACGGGATTCGTTCGCCCTCCTCCAAGGCCTCCATAAAGGACATTAAAGTAGTATCGAACGCTCCGGCCGCAAGGTCCAAGCCGGAGTTGCGCTGTAGTCTTTTTGCCTCCGCTTGTAATTTCTTTCTTTGGAAATAATTCATTTTTCCTCACCTCCCATCTACCATTATATGCTTTTTTGCTGAAAAGTCAATTATTATTTTTGTTTTTCTACACTTTGTTTTGCGTGCTTTCAACACAATATTTTTATTTTATATTTTTCTCTTGAAATTCTGCTTTTATCATTATATTATGAAAATGAATAAGTATAGGTGATAGTATACTCTATTGTTTCCGGAGTATTCCCACAAGGTTATCAACAGCTTTTCCCACACCATAAAGGTGATGGAAAAAGTCTATTGATAACCCTATGGAAAACTCCTGATCTGCTGCACGGAGGGGCTGGCCGCCCCCCGATGGAAGTCTAATAATTGACTTCCGCAGGATCATCCCCCCGCTTGACGACATATATTTATATTTTATTATTTTTATTCCTTCTGTACCTTGACAACAAAATATCAATTTCCACCACCACCTGATCCCACCCCTTTTCCTGTATAAAATTGTTGCATATCTGAATATTTTCACTTGACATATACACATATACCCAAAATAAAAACCGCCCACAAGCCAACCAGAGGCCCCACAAGCCCACCCATTTTTCACCATCAACGAGGGGAGCGATAAGCTAAATAATAGGGGGCTAC